AATTATATGTAGCGAATTATAAGAGCCAATTAGTGATCAAATTAAAATTACTTATAAAGAAGCTTAACTGTTATGTACGCAGCCGTACTTTGCTACACCTCAACGAGATCAAAGCCGACAACACCTAACCCTTGCAATGAAGCCAAAGTTAAGGCTTCATTGTAACCGGTTGAAGTGGCTGGTTCAATAGCTTGGTTATTGAGGAGACTATAACTGTTTGGATCTGAAACAGATATCATTAGATAATCTGTTGTCGGATACAATTCGGTTATAGTCCCAGCAGCACTATTGAACAGGACAGGTATTGATTCGGCAGTTGATGCCACGATCCTATAGTTACCAACTGGCAGCGGTTCAGTCCCTTCCTGTGGTAAATTCTCAATTAAGAAATTACCATTGGAATAGACAAGATCAACTGCAGTCAGTCCAGAGAAGTCTAGTTGGAAACCCAATCCATCTCTGGGTCTGAGACGTGGTGGTCCAACGAGCCATCCGAATGAAAAATCATCGGAAGCGGCCCGGAAGATTTCCACGTTGTCAGATCCAGATCCGGAATAGGTCTGTACTTTATAGACAGTTGCGGAATCTTCCAAAAAGGTAGGTTGAGACACGTCCGTACCAACAATGGCGCGAACGGGAACCTGACTATAGAAAGGAACCGTAACTTCAGCAACGGGATTTACTGTATTAAAAGTTCTATGGATAAAAGTATTAGTAGATTTAAACAATCTTTCGTACAATGAAGTGGTAATAGAACTAGCTTCTCTTGCGGTTGGTAAACCATGAGCTAATAAAAACTCTTGATAACCACCCGCAGTAACCGGACCGCTATACATTGCCTTCCAACGCATTCCACCTCTAAAGAATCTATAGAGAAATGAAATATATTCAACTGGGGTTATTTTAAAGTTAGTAATATCATCAGGACTTACTCCGCCTGGATTAAAGGCGGATCCAAAATAATAATTAGGGAAAGACCAAGCTGGTCCAGAACTTAAATTATCGATATTCTGTGTAGGAGCAAACCTACGCGTCAAATATCTAAGGTTGGATACATATTCACCTATAGAGTACTTGCAGGGATCAATCTTATTAGTGTGACTAGTTTCAAAAAGACGTGGTTTATCAACCATATCATTGAAACCTTGATCCTGTGCAGTCCCAAGAACTTGGGCTTTAAAGACAGGTGTGTTAGGAAGGGAAGGTACATACCGTTGAAATGTTGGCACAGCGAACTGCAGATCCGATTCTCCAGCGATCCAAATATTAAATTGGATACGATCGAGAACAGAATCAGGAGCACGTAACTGGTTAAACACCTCTATACGGATAGTACCTATACTAGTTTGCGATTCTACTTGATTAGTTAAATTGCAAGGTTGCCATTCTAAAATATTATTATACGGGATAGAAAATTCTATTTCTGATTGATTACGCAAATCAAACACCCAGTTATACGCCTGTTCAGCTGAATCAACTGAACTATTGAATGAACCGGGTATATAGACAATGCGTACTCTACCAGAATGGTAGGCTGTTTTTGCAGCCTGTACTTTATATCTAAGGCCACCTCGCCAGAAGTTAAACATAGAAGCAACAAAAGCGGTAGTGGTGGGTTGGTAACACTTTTCTTCGGATTCGTATTTGCACCAACCGGGGGCAACAGGAAAAGAGTACAGTTCATCCCCAACAGCTGAGGTAGTTGTCATTGTAAATGAATCTACCCAACATCTGCGGGCACAAACTGCACTAATGTCCATGTCGTCCACGGCGGAGCCGAAAAGGTCACCACGCGGTTCGATAGAATTGTCCTGAGTGCAACCCAGAACAGTACCACTATCGAGACCGCTTGCATTAGTGAAACCGTAAGCAGGGACTTGTCCCATTTTATAGAGACCTTTCAGATCCTGGTTCTTGGAATAACCAAAGTATTCTGCAACAGCAGCAATAGCTTTGGCAACCCAAGAAACAGGAGCTGCAACGTCAGCTATAACTGGGATATTGGTTCCTAACTTCGCTATTTCATGAATTTGGTGGAAAGTGGAGCTGATAATCCCGGAGGATTTTTGTTCAGCTTCACCTGCCACTTGAGCCTTAAACTTACTTAGCATTCTATTTACACGTAAAGTGACACGCTCTTCACCATGTTGGTCCATGGCGCGTCGCACATCGTTAAGTATAGTGGAAGTTGGGGTAAGGTTATTCAGTAGGCCGGAAGGAAGGTCAACTGAGATATTCGTAAACCAAGCTTGTACCGTATACGTAGCATTCTCCTGGAATAGTTCATTAAGAACTACGAGGAAAAACGATCCTATATTACCTGTCTTATCGAAGAGTCGATAAGAGGAATATGGAGCTACATACGGTATAACAAGGTTTGCCGAATTACCAGTGGAAGCATCAATAATAACATGGGGGAATGCTGTTTTTGAAGTTAAGAAATTAGAAACGTTAGCGCGTTCGCCGACGTATTGCGTAAAAGGGGTGAAATAACCAAGTAACTTACCTTGTTGGAAAGTATTGGCATTTACCATAACTCTAATGCAAACATCTGCACGAAAGAAAGCAAAGAAATTTAATTTATCAACAACATTCACCGATTTATCAAAGATAGCTTGGGGAAAATCTAAAGAAAGTATTGTATTACCTTGTAAGGATGATGTAGACCAGATACCGGTCGCAACATTAACGGGTCTAGACAATACATCAACTATGGTATGAATTCTGGATTCCATAGAATCACTTATCACTGTGGGTGAAGGAGTGACTAAATGGGGCAGACTTGCATTCATAGTCGTTGCATCATCTATGAAACCGGTAATTTCTTGCGAACGAGTTTCTGGTGTTACATCAGGTTGGGCAATTGCGGTGGAAACGTCACCAATAGTGTTCATCGAACTCTTGTTGGCAAGATTTCCATCGTTGGAGAATCCGGATGTAGTTCCGGACGGACTGGAGGATTCTTTATTATTTGTAGCAAGTGGGTAATTTTTACATCTAGCAAGTGGTTCACTCATTCCACCTGAATGATGGGTGTTACACAGGACTTATATTTACAGACGCGTCAGTGTGTAATCGAGCTAAATAGCCCTCGTCTGTTGCAACCCGGATTCGGGGTTTGCTGCTCTCATACTTTACACCGTAGATAGAGAGCCCTATTCCGGGAGCCTTTACCATTCAAATTCTTGTCCTACATAATCAATGTAATCATATAGGATGGGAGGGTTCGTCAGGTGGGTGTGAGCCAATTTATCCAGAATCACACTCCAATGTTCAAAAACATCACGACCATGCATAGCGAGTTCACGATATGCATGCTCTATGTTAATGGCACATCGAGCATTGTGATCTAGATCTCCTCTGACCCACATTGTCATTTCAAGTATCGTATCAAGGTCCAAGGGAGCTACATGTCGACACAAATCTGTATCATACCTAAACTTTCTCTTAAGAAAACTAATTTCCGCAAGAGAACGAAAAGGTACAATATTACCAGTTTTGTCTTCGTCAGTGTACTCCATTCCAATATCGGCATAACCACGGGTAATGGTTACTTGGTTAAATATAGGGGAAATAAAGTCAGACATGTTGATGATATTATCATCACCATATGCGACCATATATACATGATCAAAGAAATAGGAGGGGGAATAATCAGTAGTTTTACAGAAAACATACATCATACTCAAAACATTGTAGAGGGTATTAATAACAGCGGTACCAGGATTTCCAGATGTTAAGGAATGATTCCAACCGTAAATGTTATTACCGTGAAGGTGAATGGAATTCACTATTTCACAGAAAATAACTTTACGTATCTTTCGATTTTGGTCGTTATCCGGGTCGGTGGGATCGTCTTCGACATCACAAATGATGTCACAACAAGCCCACAGGATCTCAGCAAGTTCTGTACCATCAAAATTACGAAAATCGCCAGCAGCAACTTTGCTACCTTTGGATCGTAATTTCTTGGTAAGAACTTCCCAATCAACACCAGTGGCATTAATACCAACTCCACAAAAATTATGAATACGATTACGCATCATGTGTGCAAAGAAAGGCAAATAATATTGCCTCATGAAAATAACAAAATCCATTGGGCCAGCCGAGAAAACGCGAGTCTTCCCAGCTTTAACTTTCTCTATAGGACGAAGTTCATCCTTTAGAGTGTCAGCCCAAATAGTTTCCATTCTTTCACCCTTGCACGCAAGTTCATATCTTTTCTGTAAAGCGTTAATTAAATCAGGGTGGTCTAAGATATAATCTTCACCATCACCAAGCCATTTCCGTTTACCAGCTGTACCGCCAGTTTGGAAACACCAAGGAATGCCAGGTGAAGATCGTCTTTTAACGGGGGTAATGAAATCATCTCCGGGTAAGCCCTTAATGGACTCACTAACCGTAAGAATACCTTTAAAGTTCTTACTTCGGCCCTTCTTAAGGAAGGACGTCAATGCAATTCTACATCTACGGAGGGTCATAATATCAATGGTTGGGGTAACAACACCACATTTCTTAAGTCCTGTCATTAATGGATCAACTCGTTCTCCATCTATGACAAGGGGTTTAAGAGCAGCTGGTTGTTTAAAGGGCATTTTAACTAATTGATGAATAGGGGAAGGTCTCAATTCAGTCTTAGTGGGGCGAGGTAGTACATTGGGATACTTTCCTATAGGCATAAAATTGCCTTCAGGAACGACATGTTCACCAGTATATGGTAAATCGAGCTTTATTTGTGCTTCAAAAGAAACATTTCGTAAAGCTCGCTCTATCATATTCTGTGTAATGTGAACAGCCCAAGCTTCTCCTTTATAGCCAGCTACATGAATACCAAGTATTTTACGTGATAAACTAGGAGCAGAAGCAAGTAAAGGAGCACCACAATCGCCACCACTAGTCTCAGCATAATATCTATATCCTTGTCGTAATTGGATGGATTTACTAGTACCATCCAGGTCATCTAATGTGTATTCCATACTATCTAATATGGTTATGCTGGGGAGGGAAAAATCGTTATAGGAAAGAAGTCTATTTTGTCGTCCTAGGTATCTTAAGTGGGGAAGGTTACCAGGGATCTCAGAGAATTTACAAAGGTCTTCTTGTAGAGTAAATTGCTTAATAATATCTCTATGACCATTAACAGAACGGGGTAATTCTATTAATACAGCGTCTAAATCTTCATTCCTAGATGTGGTCAAGGGAATAATTTTACATTCACTCTTCTTAAAGTGAAGTCCATCTATATTAAAAGGATTAACTAAAGAACATTCTTCATTTAAGAAACTAACTACATGGCGCACGGTCAAAATTAAACGACCACGTACAAATAACACATTAACTCGGTCTTTCCAAACCGACCCATTAGGGGTTTCTTCTACAGTTCTTATTCTATACAGGTTATTAACTATCGGTCCATAACGCAATTCTTGGGAATTTTGATCAAGAGCCATCTCAGCTTTCAAATATGGTAATTCACGTTTATTTATTTCATCTGCAACAAGATCGGCTAAGGTATCTTCAATTTTAATACATAGTGAGGTTAAATCATGGCGGCCCATGCTACAACGCATCTGGTAATTAGCTTCTAAAACGGGAGTTATAGCTTGTTCACAGCCTTGCCTAAAAGTAAAACAAGACCAGCACAATGTTCCATTATCTTTACAGTTATCATCGGACATTACAAAGTCGGGAATAGCTTCCATTACAGCATCTAAACATACATTAGCCAAAGCATCAACATCACAAGTGCACTTTGGGCCAGAAAACCAAAATTCGGCAACAGCACGTTTTGGTCGTCTCTTCTCTTCTATACGGGATTCGGCTGTGCATTTACGCTTATCCATCTCTGCTGTAATGCGCATTCTTTTCCTTTTCTCTATTTCACGGGATTCAGTAATGGGTGGTATGTCTGAATTTCGGCGGGGGGGAACACTACTACTTCTTTGGGTACGAGGCATGTTAGGTTGTTTAAGGGGTTTACTAACTGCGGATTTCTTTTCTTCACTAGGAGCAAAGAAAGATTTCAAACCGTATAGAGCTACTATACCAACAGCTATACTACCAAATGTTATATAGTTCTTAGCTACTGTATCCTTTATGCGGTGGAAAGCATCAATTATAGTCATCTTAAAACGGTCGAACATAAATTCTACATAATTGCGGATGGGTCCAACTCTCTTATTCTCTGTTAATTTACGATCATAGATAGATTGATGAATAGCTCTATAGTCTACAGAGCATTCTTCAGGGGTCAAAACACGCAACAAATCTATCTCTTTGGCTATACAATATTCGCTAGCCGCTATCATGAACACGTAATAATCTTCGCTCTTAACAGCCAATTCTAAC